ACGTTGATGCACAGGTAACTTTACAGGATCTAGACGTCCAAGGTGATTCGGGCACAATCGATATTGACCTAGATTCAGAGACATTAGACATAGCGGGTGGCACAAACATCACAACAGCAGGATCAGGCACTACACTAACCGTGAACCTAGACACAGCACTTACAGGGTTGACTTCAGTGGCCGTAGACAACATAACAATATCGGACAACATCATCACAACAAATGCATCAAATGCCAATTTAGAGTTAAGTGCTAACGGTACTGGTGTGGTTACAATAGACGGTGGTATAGACATTGGTGATGCAAACATCAGTTTCGGCACAGCCACTACCAGTTCATCTAGTGCGGCAAACATGGATACATTTACAGCGGCAACATTCAGGAGTGCAAAATACCAGGTTTCAATAGTTGACTCTACAAACACAAAATTTGGAATATACGAAGTGTTCGTCACACATGACGGATCATCTGCCTTCATAAACGCCCAAGGCATCAGTGACACAGGACTTGATCTAGCCACATTCTCCGCAGACATTGATAGTGGTTCTGTGAGGGTAAGGGTGGTTCCGATATCCGACGCATCAACTGTGTTCAAGTTTGTGAGAACAGTCTTTGCCGTATAACGCATAATAGCATTTTCACTAAATATTAGTCAATATGACACAAGAAGTAATAAACATAGGGGCATTACCCGATGACGGGACGGGTGACACTATCAGAGGTTCTGGAATCAAGGTCAACAACAACTTTACCGAATTATTCGCACGTGGATCAGTATTATCCGATATAGACGTCATTCAAAATAACATCAGCACTACCGCCTCAAATGCCGACATCGTCATCAAACCTTCAGGTTCAGGATCAGTGGTTTTTCCAGCAATCACTTTTGACAATAACAATATTAAGGCAACTAGGACCAACGACGATCTTAAATTTACGGCTAGTGGATCAGGGTTGGTTGTAATAGGTGGCCTAGGCTTCACAGGAACATCGATTGTAGCAACAGACTCAACCACTGTGAATTTAAATGAAAATATTGTGGTTGATGGTACGATAAACACGGGTGCTACCACATTTGAATCTGCGGTGACTGTAAATTCTTCGCTGGATGTTGCCGGCGCCACCACACTTTCAACGCTGACCGCCACTGGTGCGTCATCTTTCGTAGGTACCACAGCCATAGATAATTTAAGTTTTAACGACAACATCATAGCAACTGCCTCCAACGCGGACCTAATCCTTACGCCGGGCGGCACGGGTGCTGTAGTATTACCCGGCGTAACAATCAATGATAACCATGTCACAGGCACAAGATCAAATGAGGATCTAGTCATCACTGCAAGTGGATCGGCCGACATATTATTGGGACCAATTAGAATAAACGGAACAACTTTAGACAGTTCAGACTCAGCCAGTATCAACATGAATGACGGAGTCATAGTTGATGGAACAATAAATGCAAACACACCAACATTCGATGGCGCAGTCATTGCCAATTCAACGCTGGGTGTGACAAGTGGGACAACATTATCAGCCCTGACTGTATCAGGTGCTTCATCTTTCGTTGGTACAACAACAATAGATAATTTAAATTTCAATGACAACATCATTTCTACCAGTTCAAATGCAGATTTGAACCTTACACCGGGCGGGACAGGAGTTGTCAACGTCAGTAACCTTACAATAGATTCGAGTGTTAATCTTACTGACAACATAATTAAAGTCACAAGGACCAATGATGACTTTATGCTTACAGCAAGCGGTTCAGGTTCTGTGCAGATATCGAAAGTTTCCATGAGTGCAGGCACTGTGGATAACACAGTAATAGGTGGTACAACGCCGGCGGCAGGGACGTTCAGTTCTATAGCATTCACAAGTAACACAATCACAGCGGACGGAGTGACTATAACGGACAACACGATCAAAGCCAACCGGTCCAATGACAATTTGGCGTTTGACGCCAGTGGTTCGGGCGTAGTGAAAATAAATGGCTTCTCGCTTCCAGGCGCAGATGGTAACACAGGACAGGTTTTTAAAACAGACGGATCTAAGACATTATCCTTTTTGTCATCGCCTGTTTTACTTGGAACTTCTGACATACAAGACGCTTCAACCACAATTTCATTTAGAACATTGACGGAAATAGATCATGTCACAGCAGTAGGAACTCACGCCAGGATAGAATCAGGCACCGTAGCCCAAGACAGTTGGGCAACATCCAAGTATGACAGTGCATGGTATTTGGCAGTCAACAGGGATGACGCCAGCGATGAGTTCGAAGTCACGAAACATTCCGTGGTGCACAACAATTCTGATGCTTTCATTACAACCTCTATAGATGCAAAGACAGGCACAAATAATCATGTCTTGACCACAGCGGACGTTGACAGTGGAAGTGTAAGATTATTAGGCACAGGAAGTTCACCGGAGAACTCGGTTTCTTTTTATAGGATAGGTCTGGGAGATGATGACTCAACGGGATACTCTGGAGAGGATGAAGCGGCGGTTGTGATCAACACGGATGTTGACAGTGCCAGTGAAATTATTGACAGTTGGGCACACGGATCATTTAGAGGTGCCAAGTATTACATATCTGTGAACAATGGATCTAAGACAGAATTAATGAACTGTGAAGCATCTGTGGTGCACAACGGGACAACTGCTTTCATATCAACATACAACATTGTGAACACAGGCAGTAATGATCTGATTACACTGTCCGCGGCCATAAACGGTAGCAACGTTGAGGTCAAGGCGGCAGGACTAGAACCAAATTTGAGAGTCCATGCATACAGAATAAGATTAGCGGACGACGAAGCGGATAGAAGTTCAACAAATGTAAACGTAATAGGGGAAGTAACAGTTTCGAGTGCATCAACAACCCTAGACACATTTGACACAGGATCACACCAGGCGGCACATTACGTTATAGTGGCCAACAATGGCACAGAAGGTCATTCATCTATTTGTGAAGCGGCAGTGGTAAGTGACGGCACCAACGCATTCGTCTCTCAATACGGATTGGTTTCGTCTAAAGGCACTGACCAAATATTATTAACAGCGGCACATGATGGTTCAAGCACAGTGACTTTAAGTGCAACATCCACTTCGGGCGGATCCACTACGGTCAACGCATACAGGGTAAACCTCACTAGAGGTGAAGGTACATCTAGTGCAGTAGCAACACTAGATTCGGTTTCGGCTTCAACATTCAGATCGGCGAAATACAATGTCCAAGTAGTAGATGCCACTGGTTCAAAATTTGAACTTTTTGAAGCAAACGTGGTGCACGATGGTTCAACAGCCTATATAAGCACATTCGCACATGCTGGTAGTCACACTGACTTGATCACAGTCTCAGCAGACATTGACAGTGGAAATTTAAGACTGAGAGGCACAATAAATAATACTAACGATCACGTGGTCAAAGTCGTGAGAAGGGTAATTGAAGTATAAACATGGCACAACAGACACTAAACATAGGAACCAACGCAAATGACGGGACGGGCGATACTCTACGTGTCGCAATGGACAAAGTCAATGACAATTTCACAGAGCTATACAACTCTCCGTTGTTCTCAGGTGATCTTACATTTTTAGGCAATGAGATAAGTGCAAATAGATCAAATGACGATATAGTTTTTGTGCCGTCTGGCACAGGATCAATAAGATTCCCTGCTATAAAAATTAATGACAACAATATAGAAGGTCTAAGGTCCAACGACAATATCAACTTGCTTCCCAATGGAACAGGTTCTGTAGTTTTTGGAGCAATCAAAATACAAGGAACCTCTTTAAGTTCAGATGATTCTACAATAATCAACATAAATGATGGACTTGTTGTAGACGGAACAATTAATGTCACCGGCTCGGCCACACTGACGGGTGCGACTAATCTAAGTTCTACATTGGCAGTTCCATCAGGACTTACAACACTTTCGACCTTGTCAGTGACTAGCACAACAAGTCTGGCAGGTACAACAACCATCGACAACTTGACATTCAATGACAACATAATAGGTTCTAGTTCAAACGCCGACATAATCTTGACACCCGGCGGAACAGGTTCTGTAGTTTTACCTGCGGTCACTATCAATGATAACAACATTACAGGCACAAGATCAAATGAAGACTTGAACATAAATGCAAGCGGTACTGGCGCTATCAAAATTGGTGCACTTAAATTTGCTGGTACAAGTATAAGCTCAGACGATTCTACAACAGTCAACGTCAACGATAACCTAATAGTTGATGGATCATTGACTACCACTGGGGCGGCCACTTTCACGGGAGCAACCAACCTGGGATCTACATTGGCTGTACCATCGGCACTAACAACACTATCAACTTTGAATGTTACCGGTGCCACAAGTTTGGTAGGTACAACAACTATAGATAATTTGACATTCAATGATAACACAATAGGTTCAAGTTCAAATGCTGATATAAACCTTACGCCTGGAGGCACAGGCTCGGTGATCTTATCTAGTTTGACCATCGACTCCAACATCAACATCACAGACAACGAAATAAAAACAACACAGTCCAACTCTGATCTTATTATAGCACCTGCGGGCACAGGTCAAGTGGTATTGAGTAAAGCAGACATTAACAGTGGTACCATAGACGGAACAGCCATCGGCGGGACGACAGCGGCCGCTGGATCTTTTACAACATTGGCAACGACAGCGTCATTGACCATAGACGGTATAACAATAGCAGACAACAAGGTCAGCACAAATGCATCAAATTCTATTCTTGAACTTTCCGGCAACGGATCGGGTGGTGTAACAATTAGTGGATTTACTTTTCCAACGTCTGACGGTACTGACGGACAATTCCTAAAAACTGATGGGTTGGGTACTCTTGCCTTTGCTACTGCATCAGCAACATTAAGTCATTCAGATATAGGAGACGGCACCACATCACTTGCTACGTCTAGCACAAGCACCCTTAACCAGTTTGATAAAACAGCACATAGGAGTGCCAAGTATTTTATATCAATAACAGATGCAACGAACAGCAGGTTCGAGCTAGTAGAAGCAAATGTTATTACCGACGGTACCAATGCTTTTGTTACAACATTTGGTTCGGTCAGTGATCACGCCACAGGCCTAGCAGTTTTCTCCGCAGATGTTGACGGTAATAATGTTAGGTTAAGAGTAACTAATATTTCAGATAATACCACAGTGTTCAAATTCCAGCGTATTGCGATAGACGTATAATAATTACATTAGGTTTATAAAAATTCACATAAATATCCATAACAAAAGGACGAATATAAAGTATGAGTAGACAATCAATCAACATTGGATCAAGTGCAAACGACGGCACAGGTGATCCGTTAAGAACAGCGTTTGACAAGATAAATGATAACTTCGTAGAACTTTACGGTACTGACAACGACATCAACACGCTTGATGCAAATTTAAACGTAAACACTTTCGCAATTACAACGGGTGTCACAAACGGTGACATAACTATCACACCAAATGGTACAGGAAGCATCAAACTGGGTGCAATGAAATTCGTTGGAACCACATTAAGTTCAGATGATTCAACACAGATAACGATCGCTGAAAACATACAGACAACAGGTACTTTGAATGTATCTGGAGCGACCACTTTAGGATCTACTTTAACAGTGGGAACATCTTTGGCGTTGGCAACAGGTGCAACGGTCACAGGTATCTTGGATGAAGATGCAATGGGCACAAACTCTGCAACACAACTTGCCACACAACAGTCTATCAAGGCATACGTTGACAGCACAGTGACAGCACAAGATTTAGACATCACTGCCGATGACTCTACAGCATTGTCAATTGATTTGGATTCAGAGACTTTACACTTTGCCGGCGGCACAGGTATCACTACCACGGTCAGTGGTAAGACAGTTTCACACGCCGTCGATTCAACCGTGACGACACTGACAGGTTCACAAACGCTAACAAACAAAGTTTTGACAGCACCAACAATCAATGGTGCAACAATGACAGGCAACGTCACTGTTGACAACTTAATTTTCAATGACACAGATATTACCACTGCTTCAAATGGAAATTTAACTTTGAATCCAGGAGGTTCTGGAACAATAGAATTACATGCGGCAACGAACGTGACAGGTAATGTAACGGTATCGGGCTCAACAAACACGGCGGATGTTGCAACAACGGGAAATACTACAATTTCAGGATCACTTACAACAGGAACGTTTGCTGTTGGTGACTTGAACATAATTGCTGACGGTACTATTACGTCTGACACCAACGGAGACATAGTTATTAACCCAGCAGGAACAGGAGACATTGTACTTACTGGCCCTATCACTGCTACAGGAACACAGACTACTACAGGTCAGTTGAATGTTGACAATTTAAGATTAGACGGAAACGTAATTTCCGCTCCATCATCAGGGGGTATTACACTTACTCCGGCGGCAGGACAAAACGTTAACGTCAGTGGTACTAATGTTAGACTAATAGCCACTGAATCAAACTTTACTTTAATGGAAGCGACAACAGTAAGAACTGATTTTATATCAAGTGACACATCCAACGCTGACATTGACATTACAACACAGGGTACTGGTGTAGTTAAAATCGAAGACACACAACTTACACTAACTGGATCATTCCTGCCAGCAATACACACTTTTACGGGCACAGATGCAATCACTATCACAGAACATGCAGGTAGAACATTATTACTTGGTGAAGTTGGCGGTAACGCATTGGTAACACTGACACTGCCAGATGCAACAGGTAGCGGTGCAACATACAAATTTATAGTTACTGTTGCAAACACATCAAACTATGTGATCAAGGTACCGGATGCAAACAACACAATAGATGGTATAATGATGTATCTAGATGAAGACGGAACAGCGGTATCGGCTTTCCCAACAGTGGCGACTTCAGATACTATAACACTTAACGGTGGTACTACAGGCGGTATTATTGGTGACTATCTTGAGATAGTTGACATAGCGGCTGACCAATATCACGTAAGGGGTGTTATGAGGGTGGCATCAGGTGCCGACCCGGCAACACCATTTAGTGCTACAGTAAGTTAATAGGTAGATTAAAACAATTAGTCTTTCAACACCACAAGAATGAAGAGACATTTTATTAAACAAAAACAGTATAGGTCTCCACAATCAGAGATTAAGCGATTAGAGGAGGCCATACGGCGTGAGCATGACAAAACAGAACGTGAGAACCTCAGACAACACCTAGAACACTGGATACGCACACAGAATAATAGCAGGTAATCGTCAATAAATACCCTTGTAAGGAGTAAAGTAATGGCAACACCAGTGTGGACAACCACGGCAGGTAAAATTGCAACTATAGACGAACAAGCATCATTTTCGCTACAACTAGAAGCGAATGATCCAGTCGCCATAGGTGATTCAACGGCCATCATTTACTCCGTGATAGCAGGAAGCCTACCCGCAGGAATGCAG